GTCCAAGGGCACCGACCAGGACAACTACGACTACTGCATCAAGGAAGGCAACTACACCGAGATGGGCACCCGCATCCATTGCGCCGGTCGCGGCGCACGCACCGACCTGCAGACTGCCGCCGCCGCGGCGATGACCATGCCTTGGGAAGACCTACTGCTGGACCCGGTGCACTCTCCCACTGTCGCCCGCCACATGCAATACTTCCGCTCACTCTACACCACTACAGCAGCCAAACGAGGACTCGAAGCACTCATGGCCACGTACTCCTCGGTCGTTCTACGCGATTGGCAGTCAGATCTTCTCGCCAAGGTCACCGGCCCCGTTGACCCGCGCAAGTTCTACTGGTACCACGACTACACTGGTGACACCGGCAAGTCCTGGTTCGCCCGATACCTTATGGCCATCCACAAGGCTGCTATTTTCACCAATGGGAAGATGGCCGACATCGCGTTCGCCTACGCCCTGGAGCCCATAGTCATCTTCGACCTCTCGCGCACCCAGGCTGACAAGATCGATCACATCTACAGCCTCATCGAGAACTTCAAGAACGGCATCATGTTCTCGCCTAAATACGAGAGCGGCACCAAAATCTTCGCGCCCCCGCACGTCATCGTCTTTGCCAATTTCATACCAGACATATTAGACAGGGCAAACAAGCTATCGGGAGATAGGTGGTTGACCCACGAACTCAGTTCGTGAGTGGTTCCGAGGTGGGGGTCTAGTATTACCCCCCACCTGGAACCATGGAACCAGTTTTTCTATAAAAAGAAAAAATAAAGTTTCGTGACACTTGCATGTTCGGAGAATGGGCGCGCCACGCCGCAAGCGCAGCCGGTCTCGCGGCCGCCCAGTCCGTCGCAAACCAAAAGCCCGAATGGGCGCAAAAACTATGGCTCGCATTGCACGCCGCGGTGCCCGGGCTGTGTTCAACAGCCAAGTAGAGACCAAGAAGTCGTCGCATGCCCTAGCTAGCGACACGATGTTCCACAACAGCATCAACATCATAGATTCCGACTGTTTCAAAACTACCAACGGAGTCACTGACCCGGAGAATCTAGACACATTGAATCGCGTAGGTGACGAGATTACTGTAACCAAGATTGTGTTCCGCGGCATCCTCGAGATGCCCCCGAACCAAACGGAAGTGTATATCAGAATCATGTTCGTCAAGTGCGCCAAGGGCGACACCCCAACAACCGCGACTCTGTTCTCGCAACTCTCTGTCTGCAAGCTCATCGACCCCGTGGATCGAGAGCGCTTCAAGATTATCTTCACCAAGACATTTAAGCTCAAGTCAGGCAACCTCGGCGTAGGCAACTCCCAGTCTGCCTACGGGCTCATGACACAGGGAGGCGCTGCAGGAGCGCCAACCACCGGTGTCGGTTACTCGAACTACAACGACGTGAAGAGTTTAGGATCTGCAACTCGTGTGTTTTCGCACACGATCTCCGGAAAGAAGCTTTTCCGCAACGGTACTCTCAAGTACCAGAACGGTACATACCAGCCCAAATTCTACGACTACCATTTGCTCGGGTTTGCGTACGTCAACGCCGACACCGACACTGCCAACTCCGGCGCTGGCACCGGAACCATGGCAGCAGCATACCTGAAGCACTACTACAGCCAGCTGCACTTCAAAGATGCATAGAGCGCCTTGAGGCGCGTACCACAGATCTGTCCCCGACGAGGGTACACATCGCCGTAGGCCTTGAGGCCTGTACCGCAAAATTTTAGTTAAAAAAAGCGCGAAGCGCTGGCCAAAAAAAAACTTTTTTTGGTTTCCAATAAACTGGCCAAAATTTCCACAAACGACTCCAAATTCCCTATAAAGGGATTCCCAATTCCTAGAACCAGAATCCACCTCACACATGCCACGCGAGACCACGGCCAAGAACTTTGCGTTCACCGCCTGGGACACGGACCCGCGCACCCTGTTCGACCCCCAGCTGCACAACTACCTGGTCGTAGGCGAGGAAGTGTGCCCGGAAACGGGACGCGAACACTACCAGTCCTACGTGCAGTACATCAAGAAGGTGCGCTTCAGCTCCGTCAAGGCGTGCTTTGGCAACACCATTCACGTTGAGCAGTCCAAGGGCACCGACCAGGACAACTACGACTACTGCATCAAGGAAGGCAACTACACCGAGATGGGCACCCGCATCCATTGCGCCGGTCGCGGCGCACGCACCGACCTGCAGACTGCCGCCGCCGCG